TCAGAAAATTTTGATTCAACTTGGCTTAAGCTAACTGAAAACCTCGCTGAGGTTTTCAAATCACAAATAGACTTCAAACGAGCCTTTAATCATTGCATCTCACTTATCAAAGAAAAACAAGTCGATATTGCTATCCCCTCTTTTTTGGTCACTCAAAGGGCTGAAATACCAATATACACTCAAAAATTAATGCAAGATGGGCTTGCATTTAATTGGCTCTATACCCATTGGTTTGACAACTTATCTAACAATGGACAAAGCAATAATATATCAGATGCTTATCGCGCTATTATTATGTCATTCATTTGTCACTCAAGCTGTCTAAACCACCATTTATTAAGCGCAATATCAAATCAATTAAATACCTCGTTGGACATTTCAACGATCAATAATTTACCTTTTATCAACTTAGAAATTAATGAAAACGGATTCAATACAAATGTTGTAAATCAGGATAAAAAAACAACCCAAATTACTTGCTACTTATCCCCTATTACAATTAGCTGCATAAGCCACTTTTTAGCACTTAAAAAAGTCCCTCTAAATACACTTTGGCAAGCTCCTTCTGAAAATAAAAACATCCACGCTTTAATCATTCAGGACTATGTTGGCCCCATACCTTTACCTAACACACTAAATAAACTTGTAAAATCAGCGGTAAGCTTAATTACATTTTTCCCCGATGTGCGAATATCACAGTCTATTCTTGAATATGCAATGGGCAGAAACAAAGCGTATTGTCTACCTAAAGAAAATCTAGCTCGATTGGCTACTTGTGCCATTAAAGAGCATCCCAAGCTTCATTTTTATAACCCACTGAGACAGATTAAAAGCAAAGCAAGACTTCGTTTACAGCCTACGTTGCCATTATCTAACTTTTATCAGACGCTAGCTGGTGAACTAAAGGAGAATGCTAAGAAGAAGTTAACATCTGAATCCTTGGCAAAAAAACTTAAAAATGTCGTAAATGAAAATCAATTATCAACAGCCCAAGAAGTACTCATCAAGTGGTTTATCCACAAGCTAGACACCTGTAAACCATCAACTATTCGAACTTACCATTCGACCATCTCAAGGAAATGGCTTTATCAAACTGAAGGGCTTAATTTTGAACAGGCAGAGGAGCAAGACTTCCAAGATCTTTACGCTGAATTAATCGAACTCACTCATTACCAGAAACAAAAAACTAAACTTACAGCTAGATTAAGTGACTTTCATGCTTTTGCAGTCCAAGAATTTGATTTTCCATTATTACTAGAGTCGATATCCAATGATTCTCAGCATAAAAGTCATACTAATGCAGGTTTTGTCGATGAAACACTATTTAAGGCACTTTTAGATGCTGCTGATCAAATTATTGATTTGGACTTTAACAACAAATTAGTTATAAAAAGCATATTAATTATTTCTTATCGATGTGTGTATAAAGACTAGATGAATGAACAATACCATAGGTTAGGGATCGTATTGGATCTATGAGGTTTAAATGGGATCGTTATGTTGATGAAAGCTAGGTATGGCGCGGGGCTCATGATTTAAATATCGTGGGCCCCATTTTTATTTGGTGAGTTATGTAATTTGAGCAGGTTTGAGCACTCCTTTAAAAATGTGCTTATTTAGTCTAGTAAATTGAGCATAACAAAACATAGTTGTAAGTGAGTTTAAACACTGTTTAAACATTTAAACTAGTCACCTATGTCTTTAGCAATATGAACCACCTGGCCTATTACTTCAAATTGGTGCTGGTGTTCTTGCTTAACGTCTATTTTGTCATATAGCTGGTTATCACTAATCAAACGCCAAGAGCCTAAAACGCTTTGATACCGCTTAACGAACAACTCTTCACCATTCCTGAAAATATATATGTGGCCATCGGCTGGCTTATTCCGCCCCAAATGAACGACTAACGTATCGTTGTTGTGGATGGTTGGTTCCATGCTATCGCCTTTAGCCCATACTATCGCTAAATCCTTTTCGCTGAAACCTCTGTACTTCAACCACTTACGCCTAAATGCTAGGTGTCTAACTGGTTCTAGTTGGTCTGGATTTAATGAACCATGTCCTGCTGAAACTTGGATTCTATATCCAGGTATTAATACAAATTCATCCATGAAATTTGGAACGATAGGCATGAGTGAATATGCGGTTGGGGCTTCAACTATGCCATGTGAATTAGCGCCTAACAAACTTCTTTGTGTATCCGCTGGTAATAAACTGATGTGATATTCAATGGCCTTAGTACCTTTCCTTTTTCTGCAAAGATGTTCCTTTCCCTCTGCTAATTCCTTTAAGTGGTCTCGCGTCCATCTATCTGATGTTGGAAAACTTCCATGTCCGGCTAATTCGGATGCGATAAACCATACTATCCGTTGATCACCATCACAAACGGATGATTCATCCGTTTCTGCGTCTCGTGCATCCGTTTGCTTTAAGTCCTTGTTTTTAAATGCCATATAAATGTTTTCATCCAATTGTTTAAATTATAGCAACGGATGGTTATTGAAAAATATCATCCGTTGCTATTGACCGATTCATCCCTTTAATCCATTATCTAGTTACTAAGTAGAGCAACTCACAGAGGTTACCAAGGTGAATAACGAAATAGTCTCTCAAAAAAGCAACCAATATGGAAGCGATTGGCATCGAGCCGACATTATCGCCGCATTAAAAAAGCGTGGTTTGTCCGTTCGTCAACTATCAAGGGACGCAGGATTAGGGGAAAACACACTAGCTAATGCCCTGCGTTCGCCTTGGCCTAAAGGTGAAAAGATCATCGCAACTGCGATAGGTATGAAACCAGAACAAGTATGGCCTAGCCGTTACCGTTCATTACGCGCAGCGAGTTAAGGAGAATTCGTATGTGGCTAATAGCGAGTGAATTAGCGGGTGTTGTTGGCTTGCCAGGTTCTGACAGAAATATACGCGAGCAATTAAAAAAGCTTGCCACTGAAAATCCAGAACTCGCGAGAAAAAGAAAAGGGACGAAAGGGACTGAATACCATATCAGCCTTTTGCCGACGGCCACCCAAACCGCTTTATATAAACGTGACGGAAAAATCAAAGTGGGCGATCACGTGCTTACTTTGCCAAAAAAGAAAGCGCAGTCAGATGGCTATTGCCGTGATGCACTTTGGGGCCGTTGGAATAAGACCAATCATGCAGCTAAAGACAAAGCCCAAGAAGCCATGCTTACGGTAAAAGCGGTGTTCGCTTTGAAGCGTAATGGCATCAAATTAATGGATGCGTATGAGTCTGTGTGTGATGAATATGACATTGCACTTAGCACGCTGCGCCGTCATTGCGCGATGGTTAAAGGGATTGATGAAGCAGATTGGGCCCCCGCCTTACTGCCTAAGCACTTTGAAGCCTCACAGACTAAGAAGAAAAACCAGTTTGCTTTTGTGTCGCCAGAGGCCTGGGAAATGTTTAAAGCGGATTATTTACGCCTAGAACAGCCAGCAATGACAGTGTGTTATCAGCGTTTGCTCGATAAGGCCGTAGACACGAATTGGGAAATACCGAGTTTAAAAAGCCTTTCCCGCCGTATTGCACACGAAATACCCGCACAGCAATTAGTGCTACTACGTGAAGGTCAGCATGCATTGCATCAGCTTTACCCGCCACAAGTACGCAGTGTAGAAGGTTTACATGCCCTTGAATGGATTAACGGCGATGGCTATCAACACAACGTATTTGTGAAGTGGTTTAACGGTGAAGAAACTCGTCCTAAAACATGGTTTTGGCAGGATATTTACAGCCGGAAGATCATCGGTTGGCGCTGTGATATTAGTGAAAACACCGACAGCATTCGGTTATCACTAATGGACGTGTGCGAGAAGTACGGTGTGCCAAAAGAGATCACTATTGATAACACCCGCGCAGCTGCTAATAAATGGATGACGGGCGGCGTGGCTAACCGTTACCGCTTTAAAGTGAAAGAAGATGACCCGTTAGGCATCATTCCCATGCTTGGGATCAAGCTGCATTGGTCGAGTGTGATCCTTGGTAAAGGCCACGGCCAGGCAAAACCGATTGAACGCGCTTTTGGCGTGGGTGGACTTGAAGAGTACATCGACAAACACCCCGCTTGCCATGGTGCTTATACCGGTGCAAACCCCATGGCTAAGCCAGATAATTACGGTAGCAAGCTTATTGATGCAGAGGACTTTTTACAGGTTATCGCCAAAGGCGTTGAAATGTATAACGCCAAAATCAACCGCAATACCGAAATCTGCAAAGGCTTTATGAGCTTTGATCAAGCGTTTAATGTCAGTTACCAACAGGCTGAAATTCGTAAGGCTACTTCAGCTCAATTACAGCTAATGATGTTGCAAGCCGAAGCGGTGACAGTGTCTAAAAGCGGCTATATCGAACTGGATGCTGGCGGCAGCTTAAAAGGACGTAAAAACCGCTACTTCAACGAAGTGATGATGAACTATGTAGGTCAAAAATTGGTTGCTCGTTTTGACCCATTAAAACTGCATGACGCACTAGAGATTTACGCCCTCAATGGTGTGCATATCTGTACGGCTGAATGCCTTGAAAAAGTGGCCTTTGGTGACACCCAAGCCGCGCGTGAAACCAAACGTAAACGTACCCAGTTTACTAAAGCTAACAAGATTGCCGCGGCGGCCAAAATCAGTATCGACTCGCTTGAGTTGGCCGCAATGATGCGCCCAGTAGCAGAAGAAGTTATTCCTGAAACCAAAGTGGTGATGATGATGCGCCCAGCATCCATAGGCAACACCGCCACAGCACTTAGTTATCAACCCGAACATGAAACTGAACACCAGGCAGAATGCGCCGCTAATTTTAGCGAAAGCATTGCGTACTTGCGCGAACTTAAAAGCAAAAACCGCCTGTAATGACGGTTTAAACCACTAAGAAATGGAGCAATAAAATGAGTAAATTTTTACAAGGTAGCGTTAACAAATATCGGTTTCAAGTGCCATCACGTCCAGCATGCGAACCCACACAACCGGAAGTGCAGCATGACCCAAAAGCATGTTCATGCGGTTTGAAAATGACGCAGGCAGCAAGAGCCCAGTTGGAGAACTCATGTGGTCTAGTACGTCTTCTGTATATCGAAGGGCAGCCAACACTCTTTGCAGCTGACGAAGTAAAGCCCGTAGGTCCTGATCGCTCATTTCACCCCGCAAAAAATCAACGTAGGTATCGGTTTCAAACTGAAGTGAAAAACGAGAGCACAGATTTTTAATTAAGGTCTCCCATTCATTGTCTTCCATGTTTTTAGACGATTTGAGGGAGGGATATTCGGATTTAAGTAAATCATGCAGCAATTGGTATTCATCCATTATTGCGCGGCGTGAAAAGACAGCGAAACAGCCTTGGTATTGATGCGGAATATGTGAAACGTGAGTGGCGTTTTGTTCTGTGACATGGCTTGGCATACAAGCTCCTATTTAAGAGTAAGGGAAATAACAATGACAAATGTGATTGGGTTAACCCCAAAAAGCAACAGTGATGATAAGCACGTTAGCGTGTTAATGCGCATTAGCCGTTTGATTGATGCAAAGAGCGTGAGCTCATCGCAAATTGCAAAAGAGATCAGCGTGTCACCGTCAACGCTTAGCCAAGTGTTGAATGGTTTATACAAAGCTGACCCAGTAAAGATTGTTGAAAAGTTAGAGAACTGGCTACGCATGCGTGAACAACGCAGTGCAAACCCAAGTGTTGACCCTGGCTTTGTGATGACCGTTACCGCTAAACAGATTATGGACGACTTGGCCTATGCCCAAATTACCGAATCGATAGTGGTGATTTATGGCGCATCGGGTGTGGGTAAAAGCAAAACACTGGACGAGTACCAACGCACTAATAACAACGTGTGGAAAGTGACTGCCAGCCCAAGCCGTTCAAGCCTCACCGAATGCCTTTATGAAATAGCGATGGAACTGGGTATGGACGACGCCCCACGTCGTAAAGGCCCCCTTAGCCGTGTTATTCGCCAACGTTTAAAAGGCAGTGAAGGCTTAATCATTATTGATGAAGCGGATCACCTTGATTACCCCACCCTTGAAGAGCTGCGCATTCTGCAAGAAGAAACCGCCATAGGCATGGTGCTAGTGGGTAACAACAAGGTTTATACCCAGTTAACAGGTGGCCGTCGCAATGAAGATTTTGCACGGCTATTCAGTCGCATTGCCAAAAAGCGCGGCATTCATAAAACCAAACAAGCCGATGTGCGTGCCATTAGCGATGCGTGGAACATTAACGGCGGCAGTGAATTGAGTTTAATGATCCAAATTAGCGAGCGCCCAGGAGGCCTGCGCTTACTGAGTAAAACCCTAAAGCTAGCGGCTATGTTTGCCAAAGGTGACGAGATTACCGAGCAATTGCTGCGCACAGCCTTTGCTGAACTAGAAACTAACGAGTGAGGTGAGAGATGTACGTAACAGAAAAAATTGAAGAGACAGTCATTGTTGTTATTAAGGGTAAGCCAGTTGAAGCACAACGTTTTATCACTAATCGCGAAGGCGTGACATACCAGTTTGATCGACCTGCTGTTCAGGTGCGTCATAGCTTTTGTTTAGACCAAATGCGTGAAGATGAGGTGATTTTATCGCCAGGGCTTATTTACCGTTTAGTGAAGGAGAATTGATATGAAAACACAACTCGAAAAACAAGCGTTATCACTTACTGCAGTTGGCCGTTTAAAAATGGCTGGATGCGTGATTAAAAGCATTAATAACACACCAATGACACCTGTGATCGACATTGATAAACCGCCGTTCAAACTGCGTTCGAAAGCGCATCGCATTACCGAAGTACTGCACGGCATGGTCAATCAGATCTGTGTTGCCAGTTACAGCGGCTGCTTAGTGCGCTGGGTAGATGATGGCATGGAGATCACCGCTGAGCTGTGTCAAAAGATTAACCCATATTCACCTGAGTTAATCAGCCAGTGGCCGAAGATTTTTTAATAAGTGAGAACTGAAATGACAGATAAAAAATTGATATCCAAAGCGAAGTACATGGAAATTTTAAAGCAGCAATTAGCGAATTACAAAAGCCAAGTTGATGCAGCAAAACAAAATTACGCCACCTTAGATTGTGCGATTGATGACTTGGAAGAACTTGATTTTGAACAGGTAGAAGTTGTTCAAGAGGGTGAAAACTTTTCATTCAATATCGTGGAGAAAACAAATGACTAACCCAATCGCCCCACAGGGCTTCCGCTTAAATGCCCTTGGCCATGCCGTACCCGAAAGCCAAGTAAAAGATATCGACAAACTGCGTGATGAAGTTGTGCTGAAAATCGTCAGCGCAGCCAAAGAAATGCAAGGGCAAATGGCGACCTACAAAGCGACCTCAATGCGAGCCGTTACCGACTTTATTGACCTCAGCGCCAGTGAGTTTGGCGTTAAGTTTGGCGGCACTAAGGGCAACGTCTCGCTAGTGTCATTCGATGGCAAATACAAGGTCCAGCGCAGCATAGGCGAACACAGGGTTTTTGATGAACGGATACAGGCGGCTAAATCAAAGATTGATGAATGTATTCAGCGCTGGTCGGTAGGTTCAAACGACCATATCAAAGCCTTGGTTGAACTGTCATTCAAGGTGAATAAGCAGGGTTATATCGACATTAACCAAGTGCTGAGCCTACGCCAGTTAAACATAGATGACGCCGATTGGCGTGAGGCTATGGACGCCATAGCAGATTCAATCCAAGTGATGGGAAGTACGCCTTACCTGCGCGTTTATGAGCGCCAAGACGATGGCACCTATAAGCAAGTTGCGCTCGATATCGCCAAGTTGTAACCGGTTATGGTGCTACTGAGTCGATACGGACAAGTGCGCCTAAGTCGCCATGCTATTGAACGATGGCGACAACGAACTGGCTGCAACTTACCACAGCTAGTCGAAGCAATTGCCACAGCAACGCGGCCTACAAAACAGCAGTTAAGGCGGATTAAACGCCATACAGGCTGGCAACCCAAACGAATATTGGAATGCAAACAAGGTTACTTGCTAATTAAAAACCACAACATTGTCACCGTGTATGACAAAACGCGAAGGAGTGAAACCGATGATGAATGATCTTAAATGGCTGTTCACCGCGCCCTATAGCCAAGGTGAATTAGAGCGTGAAATCGACATGGCTGAAACATTAATTGAAAGCGATATCACCGGAACTGTATTCCCAGATTCGACCTTTGAAGATGGCTACATTGCTGCACTTAACTTTGTACTGGGCCGCGAGAGTTCCAACGTGCGTGAAGAGTATGACGCATTGAAAAATGAACGTTCAGTGGATGATAAACATGAGCAAACGGCATGACCAACTTATCGCCTACATCATGGCGCACCGCAGCTGTGATGAGCCTAGTGCAGAAGCTTGGTCCAATGAACACTTAGGCAATGACTGGCGCACCAGAAAGCCACAAAAAACAAAACGAACCGTGCTTAAAAATAGTGAAGAAAAGGAACATGACAATGAGTAAAACAACCAGCGATAAACCTACTACTGCTAAAGCTTCAAGCTTGATTAGCAAAGAAAAGTGGAAAAACCTTGAAGTTGAAATGGCGCGACCATGGGTATCAGTGAAGTTTAGTTACAAAGGACATGAGATAAGTATAGACCGTTGTCGTGATGGTGAATCTAAAACGTTATTGGCTGTTTACATAGACGGAGTAATTAAAGGCGCTTGGTGTAAACAGGTTAAAAATCTACCTGATGATGCGCCCAGCATTCTACCTGATGTTTGGTGTCATAAAACTGTATCGCGTTACAAACTAAAGGATATTACTCAAATAGAGAAGATCTATGGCAAACGTAGAGCGAAACATGAATACCCCGATCTACATGAAAAATTGATTTGGATTTCTCCCTACTTTTCTAAAGCCTCAGTACTTTGTCGTCAATTTAAAAAGCTTGATGGTTTATTTGTAACCAAAGCCGATTGTCTGAGTACTGGTTCAGAAACAACCGAACAAGCACTGAGTTGATTAAGCGAAACAAGCTAGGCGCTTGCAGTGCCTGGTTTGTCTGTTTGGCGTGGTAGCCAAGCACTGATGAGCAGCCAAATTAGGAGTGAGTAATGAACGTTTATGCAATAAATGAATACGACTGGATGATAGGTGCATCGCTTGAAGATTGTATTAATGAGTACATTTTATGCTATGGCGATCCTGAGATAATAGATGAACCACAAGAGTTAACTGAAACGCAGCTTGAATCATTGACTCATTTTGTTGATGAACGGGATGAAGGTGGTGAACTTTTAAAAAGAACTTTCAAAGAACAACTTGCGATTGAAGTTGCTACTGGCGGCGATTTTCCGCGCCTTTTTACCTCAACTGAATATTAATTAAAAGCGGTTTAAGGGGGGTGAACTATGTTCGGTGAATACACGCCATTAATGAAACCAATGCTATTGCAACGTCGTTTAGCGACGGGTAAAGCTGTCATTGATGACGAGGTTGGCCTGCAGAAGTTATGCCCTCGCTGCCTTGAGTTTTGGCCGCAAGACACTTTATTTTGGTCGCCGTCAGTACGTGAGGCCGACGGCCTACAGTGTCGCTGTAAAGCGTGCCAAGCCGAACATAGACATGAACGCAGCAACGCTGCATAGGAGACATAATGGAAAACGTTAACACAACCAATAATGCCTTAGTTGAATATCAACAATGGTTACAAAAAGCCGAAATAGCGGGCTTTAAAATGATTACCTTTAAGGCGCCATGCTGTTTAGGCGAGCTAAAAACGGTTGTACCTGAAGAGAAAAATACCATGTGGGATTCAATTTCAGTTTGTCCACACTGTCACGAACCCTTTATCAAAAAAGCTTACAGCACCCGAGTGGAGTTATTTCGTGTTGTTCATCCATCGACTGACTTGAAAACAGCTTAGGGGGTATTTATGTCTAACGCCCTCAAGTTAGTCCAAATCGGTAAACGTGATCTGCACCTTGATGATGATATGTACCGTAATTTATTAGAGCAGATAACCGGAAAACGCAGTGCTAAAGGCATGAGTGATACCCAGCTTAATGCTGTGGTGGATGCGATGAAGTTGCGCGGCTTTAAACCCAAGTCTAGCAAGCCAAAAGCTCGGGCTGCTGAGGTGGCTAAAATCCGCGCTATTTGGCTGACTATGTTTGACCAGGGCTTTGTGCGCAGTAAAACCGAGGTGGCGTTAAACACTTACGTAAAGCGGATGACTAAAACCAGTAATGGCCAAGGGGTAGATCGCATTGAGTGGTTAAAGTCGGTACAGGCAGCACAAGTATTGGAAGCGTTAAAGAAGTGGCATTATCGCTGTATGGTTAATGCTATTACCATCAGTGGTGGGCGTATACCGTCTAACGATAAATTGACAGCTCAAGCAGGATATGAAAAATTAGCTTTATATTATGCTAAACATTTTGAACAGGAGGTTTGAATGGCATTTATTGGTTTGATTTTAGCCATAGTTATTGCACTATTTTTATTTAGGATTATTGGCTGGTTAGCCCCTTTTTTATTTATTGCCTTAGCTGTTGGGTGGATTATGGAACACTTCAATTTAAGCTTGATGCAATTTTTTCAGATAGTCATTTTGTTCATAGCTTTAGTGATTGGTATTTATACATACATGAATAAAGAGGCAGAGCAAACTCCTCAATCGACAGAGGAGGATGATAAGAACGCTGAACTATGGAAGAAATAGCCGATCCCATGACGATGGGATCACCTGTGCCGTATACTATTAACACCTCGCCTAGCGGGGTGTTTTTGTATCTAGGGGGTGAGCTATGGAACAACACAATGCAACACAGTCAGGCAATGCGGAAAGTAACGGCGACTTTTTCGGTTACGACAATGTCAGCTTAGAAGATGTTGAGCGCATAGCCGAAGATGATGAAGAGTCACAGCGCTGGCCTGAAGCCATGCGGCAAATTTATGCCATGTTTCGCCATGAGCTTGAAATTCATCATGCCGATAGTAAAATTGCGATCGCATTATTGAATCGTATTTGCCGTGAGTTTGGCGGTGTGCAGTTGTACTTGCCCCGTGGCCGTCAATTAGAATCAGAGATTATGAACTTGTCGATTTGGCATGAGTTTAAAGGCGATAACGTTGAAGAGCTGTCGCGCAAATACGACAAAAGCATGCAGCATATCTATCGGGTTATTGCTAAGATGCGCAAACGAGAAGTGAAAAATAGACAACCGGATTTGTTTTAAGGAAAGGGAATTATGAAGAAGTTTTTGTTATCAGTCCTTTTGATATTACCTAGTGTAGTAACAGCTAAGGAATTACCGCCACCTAATGAAGCGGTTGAACGATTGGACTTATCTGGTATTACTTTAAGTGACAAATGGGAAAGTGTTGGTGATAGCTTAAAACAGAATGTTAAGAATGGTGTTATTATCGTGTCAGCTAGTAGTGTTTCATCAATGATAGAAATATCAAGTGATGATGATAAGGTGATGGATTCTTTTGCTTATGCAAATATGCATTGTGCAGGTTCATCATTGATTGCAATTGATATGGCACAAAACAAGACGCTATTGAATAACATGTTAGAAAGTTTTACCGCCGCAATTAAAGCTTATGATAACGAAACTAATACTATGGTTTGGGGATATAACTTTAAAACTAAGTTATTAAAAACAGACCTAGGTTTAATAGCTACCTGCACACTACAGTAGCAGAGAATAATTAACGTTAATTAATCCCTCCTCACTATAAAAAGCACAATCCGATTAGGCTATTTTAATCAGGTTGTGCTTTTATGTTTTCATCCTCTCATTCTTTTGTCAGCATAGCGTTTTCAACTGCTGGATACTCACCTGAGTTTATTCATGCTGTGCGCTTTGTATTGATTGAAGAAGGTGCACTTAATCAAGACGGGAGACCTAAGCCTAATCTTGGCTATGTGAATGACCCCAAAGATGCTGGCGGTGAAACCAAGGGTGGCATTAGTAAACGCGCGTTCCCTAATCTTGATATTTCATCCCTCACATTAGACGCCATTGTTAACCTGTATCACACCCGCTATTGGAAACCCGCTTACTGCCAAGAGTGGTCTGGCCCTGTTGCGCTGTATACCTTCGATGCTGCGGTGCAGCATGGCGTAACCAATGCCATTTTAATGCTGCAAGAAATTGCTGGCACTAAAGCGGACAGTAAGATTGGCCCCGCGACTCGCGCCGCCATTCATGGTTGTGATGTTGAATACCTGTGTGCCCGTTACGGCCTACGCCGTGCGCGTTTTTATGCCCGTATCATCATAAAGAATACCTCTCAAGGTCGGTTTATTGAGGGCTGGCATAACCGCTTAGTCAACCTCACCAATGCCGCGTGGGGGATGCAGTAATGGGTAAAAACTGGGAGTTTTCAAAACAACAAGGGCGCAAACAGCGTCTTAATGCTGAGTTAGCAGCACACAACAAACTCGCACATGACACAGAGCCGCCGTTATTTAGCCATTGCGGCACCATGCAATATTACTTTGAACGGGCGTGGCATAACGTCAGTCAATGCGATATCAACCTTCATTTAAATCAACATCTGGTGCCTAGCGGCACCGACAGACAATCAAAACTCAGGAGTTTACGAACATGTCACTCTCTCTAATACTTGGAGCTGCAAAGCTTGCAATGGAGGTTGGCCCTTCAGCCATCCGCGGTATTTCATCACTGTTTGGAGGCAGTGAAACCGCCGACAAAGTCGCCGACATGGTGCAGTCAGTTGACAGCGTGTTTGGTGACAATAAAGCCGATGCACAGATGGCGCTCGCCAATCAAATGAAAAAGCTTCCCCCTGAAAGCTTGGTGGAACTTGAGCGCATTAAAGTCGAAATGGAAAAGGAAATTACCCGCCGCCAAGAGCTAGCGCTTAACGATAAGCAGGCCCAGCAGCACGAAACCCAAGAGACCATTCGCAGTGGTGATAAAGCCGAAGATCCTTACATACGTACCACACGGCCATTGATGGCGCGCCAATCTATGTGGGCAACTATCCTCTATTGCTTTTTGATGGAAGGCCTACATGCCTTTGATTATGGCGTGGGTATTGATGTTGCGGTAGCGGCAATGCTCTCTACTCCCGCTTGGGCTTACTTAGGGTTACGTACTTTAGATGGTTTTGCGCCGCACCCAAAAGGGAGCGGCCAAAAAGTGGTTGGTGCACTAATGAGTGCTGGCGCCAATGTGATTAAGGGGCGTTAATGGCTGATCCATTTGATCGTGCACAAGAGGTTGAGCAAGCATTTAGAGACAGCGCCCTTGCTCGCCAGTTAACTCATGCAGTCGAGCAACCGGATATAGATAGCCAAGGCAGGCGCTATTGTCTTGGCTGTGGTGCTGAAATAGAAACTGAACGTTTAGTGGCTGTTCCTACAGCGGCCCGATGTGTCGATTGCCAAACGGCTAAGGAACGCTAATGGAAATCTGGCTTAAAGCCTATTGGCCTATGGCATGGGCAATATTGAGCACGCTGGGTATGTTGATCCTCGCGTTGCTGTCTAAGACTTACGCCAAGCGAGATGAACTGGTTGAAGTTAAAACAGAAATGGCAAAGGTTGATAAGAAAGTGGATCAACTAAAAGCCCATGTTGATAACTTACCCACTCAACAGCAAATGACCGATCTATTAGTCGCATTAGAGCGAACTAACGGCAAGATGGAATCACTTGAAGCCAAAATACAGCCGGTGCAGCACTTAGCGCAACTGCTATTAGAACAACGTTTAAAGGATGATAAATAGGGGTTTATATGGCTAGAAATCAACTCAATAAAGGTGAGCGTGATGGTATTCGGTTGCTTGCGGATTTATTTGTTATTAAGGATTTAACGAAAAACGTTTTAGAAAAAGATAAACATATAAGTCCTCATTTAAAGGATCTCGACATCATTTTAAAAAAAGCAGTGCCCAAGGTTTTTGCGGCTGAAGTTGAGTTACAAAAGCAGATTAAAGAAGTAAGACAATACTGGTTAACCAAATTAGGTACTGATGAATAAGGATTTTATATGAGCTTCAAAACACTATTACTGGAAGACCAGCGTCTTGTGATCCTGCGCTCGTTAAAAGAGATGCAAGGTTATGAAGCTAACGAGTCAATTGTTGATTCTTGCCTTGAGGCGTATGGCCACAACATTAGCCGTGACCAAGTACGCAGTCATTTAGCCTGGCTTGAAGAGCAAGGCTTGATCACATTACGCAATGTATCCGAGTGTCAAATTGCTCGCCTTACTGGTCGTGGTGAAGATGCGGCTACAGGCCAAGCGGTTGTGCCAGGTGTTAAACGCCCACGGGCTTAGGATCATGTAGCAAGGAGTTATCATGCAAGTATCCAGTAGCCGTAAATCAAAGGTTAACCTGTTACCACAGGAAATTCGCGATCAACTGCATGCGCTATTACGTAGCGGCAACATGCACCAAAAAGACATTCTTGAAGCTGTTAACCAAATGATTGAAGAACATGGCTTACCCGATGAAGCCAAGTTATCGCGCACCGGCTTTAATCGTTTTGCTAAAAAGTTTGAGTCAGTGGGTGAACGCATTCGCCAGTCGCGTGAAGTGGCTGAAGTATGGACGGCAAAGCTAGGCCAAGCGCCCACCTCAGATGTGGGTAAATTGCTGCAAGAGTTTGTGCGCACCATGGCCTTTGAAACCTCGATGAAGATGATGGATGAAGCCGAAGAGGAAGGTGCTGAACCTATTTCGCCTAAAGCCCTTGGACAGTTAGCGTTAGTGGTACAGCGCATTGAAGCGGCGGCGATGTCGAGCATTAAAGTAGAGAAAGAAATCCGTAGTGCCTTTGCTGCCGAGGCTGCAACTAAGGTTGAGCAGATTGTAAAACAGGCGGGGATATCAGCTGAAACCGCTATTGATATTAAAAACCAAATCTTGGGGATTGCGTAATGTTTAAACCAACGACGATTGAATTTTTTAAGTACCAACATTTACCGCCACATTTGCAAGCAGTAAGTAAACCTTTTGCAGAGCTTGCTGAGACGCTAGCTAATGAATTACCTGAAAATGAAGAAAGCCAAATGGCTATGAGAAAATTGCTTGAAGCTAAAGATTGTGCTGTTCGCGCATTGTTGGTGAGGTAGTTATGGCCTATGAGTTCTGCGAGCAAGATGTATTATTGCCCTATCAAAAGCGTTGGATTGAAGATGACTCACCGCTAAAGATAGCTGAAAAAAGCCGTCGTACAGGTATCACATGGGCAGAAGCTGCGGACGCTGCATTAACGGCTTCTAAGTCTAAGGCGGCTGGCGGGACTCATCATTTTTATGTTGGCTCTAATAAAGAAATGGCGCGGGAGTTTATTGACGCTGTGGCTATGTGGGCCAAGGCTTTTAACTATGCTGCTCAAGATGTACAGGAAGAAGTCTTTCTTGATGACGATGGCAATAAAGAAATTCTGACCTTCGTTGTGTACTTTGCCTCAGGCTTTAAAGTGCAGGCACTATCGAGTAACCCATCTAATCTTCGTGGTATGCAAGGTTGTGTGACCATAGACGAAGCAGCATTTCACGAGCGTCTTGCTGAAGTACTCAAGGCGGCTTTGGCATTAACAATGTGGGGCGCAAAGGTACGGTTAATCTCAACCCATAACGGCGTTGATAACCTTTTTAATCAATTAATTAATGATTCACGCGCAGATAAAAAGCGCTATTCAATCCATACCATAACTTTAGATGATGCTTGCCGTGATGGCTTATATAAGCGAATTTGCCAAGTTAAAAGTATGGTATGGACGCAAGAAGCAGAAGACCAATGGAAATCCAACCTTCTTAAAGACACTGCCACCGAAGAAGATGCATTAGAAGAATACTACTGTGTCCCTAAAAATGGCGGCGGTGCTTACATTAGCCGTGGCCTGCGTGAACGTGCCGCAATACTCGATGCCCCCGTGTTGCGCTTTACGGGTTCAACCTTATTTAACCAAGCCAGCGAACATGCCCGTAAGGGTGAGATGCAAGAGTGGTTAGAGCAATCCGTTGAGCCTGTGCTTAATGACTTGCCAGTAAATCTACGCCATGCACTCGGTGAAGACTTTGCGCGGAGTGGCGACTTAACCGTGTTCGCCCCAATCACGGTGGAAGAAAACACTAAGCGCACTGTGCCGTTTTTAGTTGAGTTAAAAAACGTGCCGTTTAAGCAGCAAGAACAAGCGCTGTATTACATCTGTGATCGCCTGCCAAGGCGTGATGGTATTTATCTTGATGCGCGGGGTAACGGCCAGTACTTAGCCGAGCAAGCCCGTTATAGATATGGCGCTGAGGTGGTTGAGGTCATGCTGTCGGTGGCTTTTTATCGCGAGAATATGCCGCGCTTTAAAGCCCTGTTTGAAGACGATGAGATCTTGCTGCCTAGGCATGAGGATGTGATTACCGACTTAGGCCAGATACAAATCTATCGAGGTGTGCCAGGCATTGATGATAGCCGCACCACAGGCAGTGACGGCAACAAGCGCCACGGCGATAGCGCGGTGGCTATCTTTTTAGGGATCTTGGCATCCAAAGCAGACATTACTCGCTACGAACTGCACACCATTAAAGCCGAGCAAGATGAGCAACACCGCAAGTTCTTTGGCACAGCCGCAGATAACAACCGATTCGACGATATGCCGCAGCATGACTTGCGCGGTAAAGGAATTAGATTATGAGTATGATTTTAGATGCGAATGGCAAGCCATTTAAAGTAGATAAACAGGTCATGAGCGAAGATATTGCCAAAGCCTATACCACGGGTGTGCGTAAACCCAGCCCTGCAAGTGTTGCAACAACCTTAACGCCACAACGTTTAGCTACCGTATTGCGAAGTGTGATTGATGGCGAAGATCCTGAAGCTTACATGACACTGGCTGAAGAAATTGAAGAACGCGACTTACATTACTCTGCGCAGCTGCGCACCCGTAAACTGGCAGTGGCAGCTATTGCCCCAACCGTTGAAGCAGCAAGTGAAGATGCTAGCGATGTGCTGATGGCCGAGCGCGTGCGGGAAATAATGGAAGATGACGCAATACCTGAGTTGTTTTTTGATTTACTTGATGGCTTAGGTAAAGGGGTGGCCGTGGTGCAAATACTGTGGGACACCAAGTCCACACCGTGGAAGCCGCAGGACTATAAATGGGTTGACCCGCGCTACTTGCGTCAAGACCAAGAGACCCTTGAACAAATACTGCTGATTAGTGAAGATGCGCCAAAAGGTGCCCCGTTAGAGCCGTACAAATTTATTATTCATACGCCGCGATCTAAATCTGGCAGTGTGTGGCGTAATGGCTTAGCGCGTTTAGTGGCTGTGATGTACATGCTTAAGTCATTCACAATTCGCGATTGGTGGGCCTTTGCTGAGGTGTTTGGTATTCCGGTGCGCATTGGTAAGTACGGCGCGAACGCCAGCACTGATGACATTAGTACGCTGATTAATGCCATTGGTCGAATCGCCAGTGATGCCGGTGCGGTTATCCCAGAGTCGATGAAAATTGAATTGATTGAGACTGCTAAAGGCAATGGCGGTAATACCCTGTTTGAGAACATGGTCCGTTGGTGTGACGAGCAAGTATCAAAAGCGGTTCTCGGACAAACCATGACCGCCGACAATGGTAGTTCGCAATCACAGGCCACTGTGCATAACGAAGTGCGGATTGATATTGCCAAGTGGGATGCGCGTCAGCTTGAGTCGTCAATCAATGAGTACTTGATCAAACCGTTTATCATTTTAAATTGGGGCGTACAGCAGCGTTACCCTAAGGTGAGAATTAAGGTACCAGAGCCAGAAGACTTAAAAATGTTAGTCGATAGCCTAGTACCCTTAATTGACCGTGGGCTAAAAGTGTCTGCATCTGACATGGCCGATAAGTTTGGATTAAGCGCGGTGGCAGAAGGTGAAGACACATTACTGCCTTTGCAAGACGTTGGCATGCAACCGTTACCCATTGCCACCAACCGCAGTATTGCATTCAACCGCGTGATGAATACTGCTGATACTGAGATTGACTTGCTGACCAATGAGGCCATGAATGAGTGGGAACAAGTGGCCGACGAGTTTATGAACCCGATTATTGAGCTGGCCAACAAGTCTGCTAGCTTTGAAGCTTTTACAGCCGGTTTACCTGCCCTGCAAGAGCAGCTTGGTGCCGAGCAGTTTATTGCACAAATGGCGCAATACATGTTTCAGCTGCGCGGCCTAGGAGACACCCAAGATGGCTGATACTGGCATTGGTTTAATTCCCAAGGAAGCACTCGCCTGGTTCAAACGTAAAGGTATTACGCCAGGCTTTGATTATCGTGATGTGTGGAAACAAGAACAAGCCAATGCGTTTACTGTGGCTAAAATGCTTAATGCTGACTTGCTAGTTGATGTTAAGCAAATCGTTGAAGATGCGATTGCGAGCGGCCAAACGTTTGAGCAGTTTCGCGATATCCTCAAGCCATTACTGGTTAAGTCGGGTTGGTGGGGAGTCCAAACAATGGAAGATCCTTTAACTTTGGAGACTAAGCTGGTTCAACTGGGCAGTGAAGGCCGTTTAAAGACCATTTATAAAACCAATATGAGAACGGCACGTTCTGCTGGTCAGTGGGAGCGTATTCAGCGTAATAAACGAATACTGCCGTATTTGCTGTATCAACTAGGCCCGAGTGAAAATCACCGCATTGCTCATGTTAAGTGGAATAACACCTTGTTACCTGCAGATGACCCATGGTGGGACGTACACATGACGCCCAACGGCTGGGGCTGTAAATGTTGGATACGCCAGGTATCACAGTATGAAGCCGATAAGCTGATTGCCGCTGGCACTGTAACCACAACATCACCAGCAGGTAAAAATAAGCAGTGGTTGAATAAGCGCACGGGTGAAGTAGAAACCTTACCTGAAGGTATTGAACCAGGCTGGAATTATAATCCTGGCAAAGGACGTGAAAAGCTACTTGCAGATGACCTTGCAACTAAAGAAGCACGAATGCGCCAAACGCTCTCTAACGATGTGTAATGTGTTAATGGCTACAATGTTACTCTGGAAAAAGTTTAAACGTTTCTAGGAAGATTTAAACAGAGTTTAAACGGGGTTGCACAGGATGTTTTAGGTTGGCTTGCTGTTGTGTGCTTGCCAATCTATTTTTTTAGGGTAATCTTTAAGCACTCACTTTTAAACTACCTCAAGAGAAATTTGGATTATGACAAATAAAAATGATACTGCTCAACCTAAACCTAGACCTGATAGTAATCGTCAATCAACTGGTGATAGCCAGCGACCAATATTTGGAATCAATGAGAGTAGCGGTAATAAAAACCAAACAACAATACTTCAAAGCGCATCTACTCCACCTAGACCAACAGGAAACCCAACTAAGAAATAAGGGGTTGTATGACTGACACCAAACAGATACCAACTGATGATGATTTAAACCGTCATTGGTTGTTGTTATGGAATACTCAATTGGGCGTGCGCTACCATATGCACATGCAAAATTGTTATGCACGTTTTGGCAAGTTTGTCACCGCCTTCTCACTTATCATGAGTTCAGCCGCGTTTGCTACTATTTATAATAGCGATATGAGAACAGCACAATTTTTAGCTTGTGCAGTTGCGTTAATCCAAACGTTAGAATTAGTAGTAGACTCTAAATCCAAAACCACACTGCATGCCTCTTTACGTCAAAAATATTTACAGCTTGAACTTGAGTTATCTGGTCGTGATTTTATTTATGAATGTGAGCAAAAATCGTTAACAGCAAAACGTATAGCGATAGAAGTAGAAGAACCTCCAATAATTGAAGCCTTGATGCATAAGTGCAACAATGAATTAGTTAAGGTTTATGATCTTGGTGATGACAGAAAGGTTGTTCTTACCTCATACCAATATGTAATATCGTGGTTGTATAGCTAAACCCCATCACTTTTCACCCTTCTCATTGTAAGCAATTGACGTTATTTATCGTCAGTTGCTTTTTTTTTGCATGCTGAACTCCAACGTTAATCAATAGCAGATTTCCCATACCAACCACGATTGGAGGTTGCTATGTAATTCTTAACCGGAGTTTAACCATGCAAGTGAAAGCCCTCACCGCGCTTTGCTTCAACATGACGGCATTAGCCCCAGATACTAATGGCATATGGTTGCCTATGGTGCCAGCAGGTCGCTTTACTGGCACGGATGGCCGCAGCTGGGTAAACGATAACCCTGATGCAGTAGTGGCTAACTTTGTTAAAAAACGCCCATTTGATATTGAGCACTCAACGCACATTAAAGGTCCTAAAGGTGAACCTGCTCCGGCTTATGGTTGGATAACCAAGCTTGAAAACCGTGCTGGTGAGGTATGGGGCTTTACTGAATGGAACAGTGAAGGCATAGAAATGATTGAGCAGAAGAAATATGCCTTCTACTCACCCGCGTTTGCGTTTGACGAAACCACCCTACAAGTATTAGCGCTTGCCAGTTCAGGCCTAACCAACGATCCCAATTTAAATGTACCCGCCCTTAACCGTAAAGAGGACAACCCAATGAAGCTGCCCCAGCTACTCGCTGCTGCACTTGGCATTGCCGAAGATGCAACTGTAGAACAAGCCGTTGTTGCGATTAACACTATTAAGCAAGACAAAGAAATAGCGTTAAATCGTGCCAGTACACCGGACTTGAATAAGTTTATTCCGATTGAAACCCACACTGTTGCGCTTAACCGTGCCACCACAGCCGAAAGCAAACTGAAAGATATCGACGACCAGAAGATTACAGCCCTGGTGCAAACAGCGATTGATGAAGGAAAAATTGCACCGGCTAACAAGGACATGTTTATCGGTATGTGCCGCAGTGAAGGTGGTGTTGATCAGTTCACGGCCTTTGTCAAAACGGCTCCGGCCATTGCGACTAATACGCAAAAGAAAACCCCGAAGGTTGAGGGCCAAGAGTCTCAACTTGAAGATCATGAAATTGCCATGTGCCGCAAAACAGGAATGACCCAAGAGTCATTCTTAAAAGCAAAACAGGCTTTAAGTAAGGGAGCTCAATAATGGCTACTGAAGCACAAGTGTTAGAGGCGCTATTTGTCTCAATGTCTGGCGCGTTTACGCAAGGCGTAGAAGCCGCTAAACCGCAGTGGAATATGATTGCGACTGAAATTCCATCATCAGGTGCAGCAAACTATTACGGCTGGTTAAAGGATTTACCAGGCATTAAAGAATGGATTGGTGCACGTCAGTTAGCGGATATCGGTAAGCACGGTTATTCAATCACTAACAAAACCTTTGAAAGCTCTATCAAAGTTAAGCGTGAAGACATTGAAGATGACCAAATTGGTATCTATTCAGTGATTTCTCGTAACTATGGCGATCAAGTGGCGATGTTCCCAGACACCTTGTCTTACCCGCTACTCGTGGCAGGTTTTACTACTTTATGTTTTGACGGGCAGAACTTCTTTGATAGTGACCACCCGCGTGACACGACCCCAGCATCTGTGTTCTCTAACGTGGTTGGTGACCCATCAACTGACACAGGTTCGCCGTGGTTCTTAATTGATGACAGTAAGTTTTTAAAACCAATTGTGTTTCAAAATCGCCGTCCATTTGTGTTCAAAAATATGAACCCGAATGAAGAGTACACCTGGTTTAACAATGAAATGGCAGCGGGTGTTGATGGCCGTTGTAACGTAGGTTTCTCTTTACCTCAGTTAGCCGTTGGCTCTAAAGCAGCGCTGACTGAAGCGAACTATGAAGCCGCTAAACAGTTATTTGCGCAAATGAAACGTGCAGATGGAACGCCGTTAGGTGTGCGTGCAACTAAGTTGGTAGTAGGTCCGGCTAATGAAGCTGCTGCGAAAAAGTTGATTAATCGTATGTTAATTGATGGTGGCGACTCAAACCCTTACTACAACGATGTTGAAATTGTAGTGAGTCCGTTTATCGCTTAAGCCGTGTTTTGTCTTATTAGCAAGTGTTGGCGGTGTGACTTCACCGCCAACGCTTATCCCAGCTTAGAAGGAGTTCAACGTGAGTGGACAATCAACCAAAGCCCAAACGGGCAAAGCCAAAACCAAAACCGTTAAGGCCGATGGCGCTTCAACAGCAGCAACAGTGGCAACGGATACAGCCATCAATGCGCCGAAAACCGAACAGAACACGGCAGTAAGTGGTGATGAAGCTAAGGCCAAAGTTGATGCAGAAGCAAAAACTAAGGCAGAAGCAGACGCGTTAGCCAAGGAACAGGAAGAAGCCAAGGCTAAACAGCAAGTAGAAGAACAAGCTAAAGCCGAGGCTGAGGCGAAAGTGGATGAGCAAGCCAAACTCTCTCAATCAAATCTATCCCAATCTAAACAGGACACTTCAAATGAAGATGATTCATCGAAAGGTAATGCTGTCGTTGATGGCGCTGACAGTAATGCTATGCACATCCTTGGCGCCTTTGCAGTACGCGCTAAATCGGACGCTGGATTTTGGCGCTCGGGTATACAGTTCCATCGTCTCACCGAAACCTTGGTGCTTGTGGTTGAACACGAGTCGGATGCAGCTAACGGAGTTTATACGAAAGATCATGAGCCAGAACGTGTGGTGTGTCTCACTCGTGAAAAGGCTAAACGCGTCCACAGTGAACCCAACTTGGTCGTTATCGATGTCGATGTCGAAAGCCTTATCGACCCAGCAAGCATAGTAAGTCAGAAACAGTAAGGCGGCAGTGATGGCAGTGTATGCAACTAAGCAAGATTTGATTGATCGTGATGAAACAATGGTATGGAACTTTGCCATTGATAGAAGCACTGGTGAGCTAAACGACACTTATATCAATCAGGCGCTGGAACAAGCTGACGATGAAATTAACTCATTTCTGACTCGTTATGTTCTGCCCTTGGCAACCGTTCCAGGCATGTTGAACAAGCTCGCCATCACCATTACGTTTTATTGGTTAGCAGACCGTGACCAACAGGCCACTAACTTGTTAGACGAGCGCTACAAAATGGCGCTCACCACGTTAAGGGAAATTGGCGCAGGGAAGCGCGACCTTGGTTTACCCGTAACAGACAAACCGACAGAAACCAGCTTAGGCAAGGTTGAGATAGTTCAAGACAATGAGCGCCTGTTTACCCGTAAAAGTTTGGGTGGTGTTTTGTAATGGCTATTAGTGTGCAGGTATCTGGCACCCATGAGCTGCAACGTTATCAGCAGTTAATGGACACCTTAGGCGACCCTAAGCACAAAGCGGAATTGTTAGATGCCCTTGGCGGCATAGTTGAAAGCCAAACGCGGAGACGTATTGCTGATGAGAAATCATCTCCAGAGGGCAGCCCTTGGGCTGACTGGTCTGATAGTTATAAGCGGAGCCGTACTGGTAACCAGTCACTGCTGCAGAGTGGTGGAGACTTACTCGACTCCATCCAATATGTCGTTGAAAAATCTCAGGTGCGCATTGGTTCACCACTGGCCTATGCCGCAGTACACCAAGACGGCTTTAGCGGCGCGGTTCAAGTGGATGCGCATACGCGCCTTATTACACAAGCCTTTGGTAAAGCATTGGCGTTTCCTGTGTATCAATCGGTAGGCGCATTTAGCCGGCTAATGAATATTCCACAGCGTGAGTTTTTAGGCTTAAACAGAGATAACCAAAGCGAAGTGTATGCCGTATTAGGCAGTTTTTTTGAAGAGTTAATGTCATGAGTAATGAACTTAATAAGGAATTGCAATGAGTCGTCCCGATTTTAATGTGACAGGCTCAACCGTATGGGCTTGTCAGCAAATAGTTAATTACCTTAAGCCGGCACTTGAAGGCGGTGAGCGCGAAATAAACAAGGTGCAAACCGTTGAGCGCCATATAGGTAAATTTGATACGCCTAGCGACGTGAAGCGTTGGTTGTCTAATCGTGATGGTGGTGTGCGCATTGCGGCGCTACAAGTACCGCAATATGAAACTGTGGGTAGCCGGCTAATTGGTCACGTTAACTTTGTGGCCTATGTGTTTACCACTGACCAATTTGGTTATGAAAAAGACACTCGTGCTGAAGTGATCACTGGCACCATCGCTGGCTTGTTGTTGCGCAAAGGTGCACTACCAACGGCATACAGTAAGGCTACGTCAGTGCGCAGTGACAACCTTTACAGCACCAAGATTGATGAGTTAGGTGTGTCGGTTTGGTCTGTTACCTGGTCACAGCAATGGTATCTAGATGAATTGATAGACCCAACAACCCTAGATGAATTTTTACGCTTTGGCTTGAAAGGCCAAATCGCTGATGGTGCGCCAGACATAGAAAGCGTGGTGGATTTGCCGCAATAACGTCTGCAGTGCTTACGACAACTAATTTTATTAACAACAGGAACATAACTCATGTTGATTAACCTAAAACCCGCAAAAGCTGCGGTACCAGTACGCAAACCGAATGGCGAATACCTCAAGGCCGAAGGCGAAAAGGTTGAACGTTCATCGTTTTGGGTGCGTCGCCTAAACGATGGCGATGTAATCGAAGTTAAAACAACAGCCAACAAAGCGAAAGCAGGAGCATAACCATGTCACTCGGTAGCATCCCTAATGATATTAAGGTCCCTCTCGTTTATATCGAGATAGAGAACTCTAACGCGCTATCGGGTACGCCTGCATTAGCGCAAAAAGTATTAGTGATAGGTCAACAGTTAGCCTCAGGTACGGCTGCAGCACTGACCTTAAATCGCATTACTAACAGCGATAGCCAGATGGATGAACTGTATGGCTACGGCTCGATGATGTCGCGCATGTTGAAGATGTTCCGTAAGTCCAATAGCTATACCGATGTGTACGCTCTTGGAGTTGCGGATCTTGTTTCTGGTACAGCGGCTAAGGGTGAAATTACTGTTGCAACATCAACGGCTAAAGCCGGTGTGATTGCGCTGCTGATTGCTGGTGAGTCGGTGCAAGTGGGTGTTAACGATACTGACACTGCGGCGATTATTGCCACTACCATCATCACTAAAATCAATGCTAATAAAAACTTACCAGTGACCGCGGCACTTAAAGCGGCCAGTACCGATACCGTTGAATTAACCTGTAAGTGGAAAGGCTCAACGGGTAACGACATCGATGTGCGTTTCAATTACTACGACGGCGAACAGCTGCCGCAGGGCGTAACCTTAACGTTAGTTGACATGGCAGGTGGTGCTGGCACTCCGGATATGGACGCGGTGATCGCAGCTGTACCTAACGAATGGTACAACCATATTGTGATGCCTTATAACGATACCCAAAGCCTGAACAAGCTACGTGATGAGTTAGTGATGCGTTGGGGCCCACTCAAGATGATTGAAGGCATTGCTTATACGGCGTTCCGTGGCACCTTTGCCGAGTCTGGCGCGTTTGGTGTTGGCCGTAATGATTACCTTTTTACCTGCATGGGTACCAACAAAACGCCGCATTCACCGAGTGAGTTTGCTGCCGCTTATGCGGGGCAAGCGTCTTATTCATTAGGCATTGACCCTGCGCGGCCACTGCAAACCTTAGTAATGACCGGATTGTTGCCACCTGCTAAAAATGCCCAGTGGGATATGACCGAACGCAACTTGTTATTAGGTGATGGTATTGCCACTTATATGGTGACGCCAAGCGGTGAAGTGGCCATTGAGCGTGAAGTGTCTATGTACCGTGAGAACAGCTATGGCGACCCTGACCCAAGTTATTTAGATATCACCACCCCAGCGACCTTGGGCTACTTGCGTTATTCACTGCGCACTATGGTGACGAAGCGCTTCCCGCGCCACAAGTTGGCTAATGATGATGTATTGAATCGCCTTGACCCTGGTCAGCCCGTGGTGACGCCGAAGATCATGCGTAATGCCATGTTAGAGCTGGCCAATAATGATTGGGTACCCAAAGGGTTAATGGAAGACTTTGACGGCTTTAAAGAGACGCTAAATGTCTACCGCGATAGCAGCGATCAGAACCGCCTTAACTGCGTGTTTAATCCTGACATCGTTAACCAGTTCCGTATCTTTGCTGCGTTGATGCAGTTCAAACTCTAATAGGAGCATAAGCACATGGGACAAATCCTAGGTGAAGTGGTTATTCGTGCCAACAGCAAACAGCTGAAAACGAAAAAGGGCTCAACCTTAAACCCAGGCGGTTACACCCGAACCTCACATGTGGGCCCTGGTCGTGTATGGGGTCAGTCTAATGAATACACTGTGCCCACCATTGCTGTGGTGATTGCCGCAGATGAAGACGTGGACGTGTTAGCTATTAACGCAATGACCAATGCGACATTGACATGGGAGGGTGACAACGGTGTTGACTATATGATGACCGATGCCGCGCCGCAGGCTCCTTTTACCATTAGCGATAGTGGCGATGTGACCGGCACGTTCCAAGGTAACAAGGTGGAGCGCATTTAATGGCCGTCATGACCTTTGATTTAACCCATGGCCTTAAAGTGGGCGACGCCGTCCATCTTGAAGTGGGGTTACGTGAGCTGACCTCAGGTGACTATATCGATGCGCAGTTAGCGGCCGAGAAAGTGATTGTGCAAGACGGCAAGGCAATTGCCTATACGTCTGACGTGATGTACGGCTTGGAGTTGTTATTGCGCCAAGTCGAGTTTATTGGCGCAGTGCAAGGACCGATTAGCGTTAAAGAACTGCGTAAATTGCATCAAGAAGATTTTAACTTGTTACAGGTTAAGGCATCGGAACTTGATCAACTCATCGCGCAGGAGCTAGAGAATCGGGGGCGAGCTTAGGGCGCTAGCAGAGATTTGCGAGGACTTGCAGTTTGCTATGAGTTCTCGTATTCCGCTTAGCGTCTCAGGTGCTATGTCACTGCGCCGACTTGTTCGCACTTATTACAAATTAAGAGAGTTAATCCATGGCCCAGCAACTTAAAACCGATATTATTTTAAACCTTGCTGGCAACCTTGCCGCTAAAGCACGTCAGTACGGCACGTCAATGAGCGACTTTGCCAAGAAAAATGAAACGGCAATGAGCATGGTAAAGCGTTCAGCTGCCGCTGCTGGGCGCGGTATTGATACCTTAGGTAATCGCTATGTGGGTATGGCAACGGCTTTTGTAACAGGGGCTGCAGTTAGAAATATTGGTAACTTTTCAGAGCAAATGACTCGTATTGGTACCAATGCCAAATTAACCGATGATCAGGTGGCATCCCTTAAAGGCAATATCCTTGAACTCGCTAATCAGAAAGACATTCGAATTGATACCACAGAGTTTGCCTCAGCCATTGATGAGCTATTAGGTAAGACGGGTGACTTTGAATTCACCATAGCAAACCTTGAGAACATGGGTTTATTCATGCAAGCTTTTGGTGCTGATGCTAAATCGAGTGGCGCTTTGTTTGCTCAGTTTAGAGAGAAAGGTATTAAAGATGCCAAGGACGTGATGAATACCATTGATGACTTATACAGTCAGTTTGCGATAGGTAGCGTTAACGTAAAAGATTTAGCCTCAATATCTGAACAGTTATTTGCAACCTATCAAGGTAAAGGCCCTGCTGCTATTACCCAAATGGCGTCATTAGTCCAATTGTTTGCTAAAGCAAAAGGTAACGCTAATGAATCATTAACTTCTATTCAAGGTGTATTTGCTGCATTTTCAGACAAAACGAAAGTTGAGTTTTTAGATAAACAAGGCATTGCGGTATTTAAACAAGGCACTAAAGAATTACGTGAACCCATTGAGTTACTGCTTGAGATTTTAGATAAAGCGAAAAATGACCCGCTTAAATTAGGTGATGTATTTGACCAATCATCATTACAAGGTTTGGCGTCTTTATATTCGCAAGAGAATAAAGACTTATTAATTAAAATGAATACGTCTACGGGTGAATATGGTGAAACCCAAAAAGCCGCTGCTAAAAATGCCGCCGAATTTAATAATGCGGTTAAGTCTTTAAACACCTCATTTAATAAGTTTGCTGAAAGTAGATTGTCAAAACCTATTCAAGACCTCGCTGATTCAATTAATAGTGTTGATGATAAAACCATAGATAACTGGCTTAAATGGGGTGAAGCAGCCCTTTGGGTTGTGGGCGGTTTGGTTGCTGCTAAAAAAGGCTTAGACCTTGCGGGTTCGATTAAAAATGTATTTGGTAGCAGCAAGCCAGGCAAAGGCGGTAAAGGTGGTTTTTCCGACATGGGCGTAATGCCTGTTTATGTTGTCAACATGGGCGCTGGCGGTATGGGTGGTGCTATGGGTGCAGACATTACTGATGCCATGGGTGGTAACAGTAAAGGAAAAAGTAAATGGAGCAAAGTCGGTTCTGCTGCAAAAACTGGTGCAGCGGCATTATTTATGTACCCCATTATTGAATCTATTGCTGATGCTGCGGTAGGTGATACTGATTTTGCTAAATGGGCTAAGAAAACCACTCACCTCGAAAGAGATTTATTCCCCAGTATCTTTGGTGAAAATATTCAGGATGTCACCGTCAAACCGAGTACTAGTAAAGACGCTGCAACTCATACCGACATAACCAGCTATTCCAGAGCACTTGAGGGGAGTATTAATCTCAAGCTTGAACTGTCTGATAAAAGGCCAAGATTGACTGCCACTAGAACTCCAGCGGGTATTACTGTTGACCCAGACACTGGCATCAACTAACTCGATACATGTCGGAAAATTAAAGGAGCTTTAAATGGCATTTGAAGACCGTTTAACCGCCTCGTTTAGGGGGGTTGAATTTTTACTTGAAGAGGCGGATGGCGAAAGTGGCCGTCGCGCTATTCCCCACGCTTACCCTAAAAAAGAACTTGGTTACACCGAAGACAATGGCAAGGTATTAACTCAAGAGCGCATTAGTGGTCGAGTGGTCGGTGATGATTATCTAAATCAGCTTACGGCTATTCTTGAGGCACTAAATAAGCCTGGTGCGGGTGAGTTAGTTCATCCTTGGTTTGGGATCCGTAAAGTCCAAGTGGGTAAAGTTAGCCATAAGTTAGTTAATCGCATTGATGGCACTGCGACGATTAATTTTGAAGTATTTGAAGTGGGTGAAAACCTGTTCCCCAATGCGAAATCAGATACGGCCACTCAAGTTAACAGTGAAGCTGAAAAAACTAAAGAGGCGGTAAATAAGGATTTTGAAAAAGGTTTTGATACCAATACCCTTGATGGTATGGGTGAAATGGTCGATGCGTTTTTAGATGACTTAGATGAATTAACCCGCAGCTTACCGTCCTTGCCAGATGATTTGCGCCAATGGACTGACCGCTTAATGCGCGCTAAATATTCAATCGGCAAGTTATTAGCTTACCCAGGAGAATTAGCGCGTGAAGTGATGGGGCTACTTGAAGATATTAAAGGCATAGTTAAAGATCCTATTCGTTCATTGAATGTTTACCAGAACGTACAAAATCGTTGGGAAGGTATGCGCGCTGAATTAAGTGCTACAGGCGGCTTGGCGCGTAACATATCAAGTGATGGTGGCATAGCAGGAAGCGTACCTAAGTTTGCTAACCCTTCTAAAAACGCGGTGATTCTTGCTAATGCTGATGCATTTAAAAACCTTACGTTAAACAGCGCCCTTGTTGCCAAGTGTTCAGCCTTAGCTAATGCCGAAATGATGAATAAACTTATTGATGAAATACAAGTTGTTGAGAGCTTGTCTGGTGCCGAGCGCAACGCAATATTAACGGGGCAGCAATTAAAAAATTTTGGTTATGGTATTGCGGATCAACTCGTGCTTTATGCCGCGACTGCCGTTGAGTCAGGTCGTTCGGCGGTATGGCGCCAAATGCGGGTATTAAGACAAGCTGTGTTAGCTGATACTCGCGCCCGTGCTGAGTTGTTACCTCAGGTGAGTATTTATAAAACCGTTGACACTGTGCCTGTGGCGTTGGTGGCTTGGCAGCAAACAGGCAATACCGAACGCCGCAACAGCATAGTGCAACGTAATGGTTTTGCTAACCCTGCTTTTATTTTGCCGACCGATACGGTTGAGGTGATTAGCTAATGGCTGAGGACATAGTATTAAAAGCCGGTGGCAATATTTACCAAGGCTGGACCAAGATTAGTGTGACCCGCTCACTCGATGCCATGTCGGGTGCGTTTGACTTAGAACTGACATGGAAGTGGCAAGGCAACGAGCAGCAATATAAAGCCTTTGTTGCCCCCATAAAGCAAGGCCAAGCTTGCACTGTGGATATTGGCGGCGAGCGTGTTATTACCGGCTACATTGATGACTGGGTGCCCAGTTATGATGCTACGACTGTAACGATATCGGTCAGCGGCCGTGATAAAACCGCTGACTTGGTGGATTGTTCTATCGACTACCCTAGCGGCCAGTTTAACAACCAAACGCTAACCCAAATTGCTGAGGTTGTGTGTAAGCCTTTTGGTATTAAGGTGATCGTGAATACCGATGCGGGTGAGCCATTTCAACGCATTCAAATTGAACAAGGTGAAACACCGCATGAGCTGTTATCTCGCCTGGCTAAACAGCGTGGCGTGCTGCTGACCAGTGACACCTTTGGCAATTTAGTGGTAACTCGTGCCAGTAAAGAAAAGGCGGGGGTGTCATTGATACTGGGCGAAAACGTACTTGCTGCCCGAGGCCGATTTAGTTGGCGTCAGCGGTATAGTAATTTCACTATTAAAGCCGTAGGTGCAGCATTTGGAGAGGAATGGAAAGAAGCTGATTTAACTGCGGTTGGTGGCATTAAGGTAGATGTAAAAGACAACGAGATTGGGCGCTATCGGCCGTTGATCATTGTCAATGAAGAAATCACTACTGCTGAAGGTGCGGCTAAGCGCGGCCAGTGGGAACGCCAGCGCAGTATTGGTAAATCAAACACGGCTGAATATACGGTAACGGGTTGGCGTATCCCGCAAACGGGTAAGCTGTGGAACATCAATACAGTTGTGCCTGTGATTGATGAGATCTTTGGGCTGGATGAAGAAATGCTTATTTTATCTGTGATGTTCAGCGAAGATGATGCAGGCCGTTTAGCCGTGATTAGTGTGGTAAGGCCAGAGGCAATGGATATACCCGCAGAAGTTGTTAAAGACACTCAGCTTAGCGCCTCTGATTGGAAGAAAAAAAATGGTAACTGAACGTTATGTTGACCGCTTGCTGGCACCACTTCGCCGCCGTATTACGGGCATGCTCACCCGTGCTGTTGTGAGTGGCATTGTTGAAGATTTACAACGTCAAAACCTACAAGTGAAAATGCATGCTGATGAATCAGCAGATAACATTGAGCGCTTCCAAAACTATGGTATGAGTTCGCATCCACCCGAAGGTGCTGAGGCGATTGTGGCCGCGCTGGGTGGCTCATTATCGGGCTTAGTTGCCATTGCGGTTGAAGATAAAAAAGTACGGCCACAGGGTGAAAGTGGTGATGTTTTTCTATACCATCTGGAAGGTCATAAAATCCGCTTAACCAAAGACGGTAAGATTATTCTTACTGCTACTGATGTTATTTTTGAAATCGAAAACACATTTACCATTAGAGCAACCGACGTTATTTTCGATGCATCCAACGCGTTTACTATCATCTCACCAGAGACATTAATTCAAGGCCCTTTACACGTCACTGGTGGCATATCAACAGACCTTGGTATTTATGCCGTTAGCGGTATTACTTCAGACAGTTTAGTTACCGGTTCTGATTTAAGCGCTAACAGTATTTCTTACCTTGGGCACGTCCACAAAGACGCGGAAAGCAGGCCAACTACACCACCAGAATAGGTTAGTTATGAGCGCCATCGTGTTAGAGATGATGAAAAATACAGGTGTACAAATAGAGGGTGGAAATATCGATGGCGAGATTTCCACCCTTGCTTTGGTCTCATTATTCACCGATGCCCGTGCCGATGATTCCGATACCTTACCTGATGGTTCAACTGACCTGCGCGGTTGGCCTGGCGATACCTTTTCGCCCTCTCCTTGGGGCAGCAAATTGTGGTTGTTATACCGCGAAAAGATGACCACTGATGTGCGCAACAAAGCCGTTAAATATGCCGAAGATGCGTTAGCGTGGATGCTGCGTGATGATGGTTATGGTGTGACGGCCAAGAGCGTTGTGGTGACAGGTTCTATCCCTAAATTTCAAACCTTGGCATTGAATATTGTTGTTACTAAACCCGATGGTGAGGTGATTTCATTCACTGTATCCAAACGATGGGAGACTCAACATGCCGTTTAATGTACCCACGCTTAGAACACTGATTGAAAGCGGCTTGATCGACATTGAAGCCTCGCTAGATACCATTCTGCCAAAGTTCGGCATTGAGCAAGCGCTTAACTCAGCAGTAAGCGGCAGCCTACGCGATTTATACGATTATCAAAGCTGGATAGTGCGCCAGATCATCCCGTCGTCAGAGTCAGAAGAGCAGACGATTATAGACACTGCACGCTATGAGGGCATCATTCAAAAACTGGCAACCAGCGCCAACGGGCCTGTGACTTTTGTGGGTAACACCGCGCTCCCTATTGACACTGTGATGACGCATTCTGATGGCCGCTTGTATAAAGTGATGCTATCGAATGCGCCATCGGGTGGCAATGTAGTCGTGCAAGTAGAAGCAGAGGCCGCAGGTATTGCAGGCAACTTGTTAACAGGTGAAACGCTTACTCTAATATCAACTGTGCCAGGCATTCAACCTAATGGCGTATCGGGCAGCATTACGGGCGGCGCAGAACTTGAAACCCCACTAAAAGTTCTTGAGCGTTTATTGTTCCGTAAGCGCAACCCGCCAATGGGCGGTGCGGTGCATGATTATGTTGGCTGGTGCCGTGAGGTGGCAGGCGTTGATCGGGCTTGGGCAGTAGATAATTATCAAGGCCCAGCCACGGTTGGTTATGCCTTTGTATTCGATAGTCGCCCCGATATTTTGCCCACCTACATAGACCAAGTGACTATGGCTGATTATATCTATCGCCATAAAGACCCCGCCACAGGAACCGACGTTGGTCGCCCTGGTGGCATAGAAGCGGTTTACATCCCCTTGACGCTAAAGACGACCTTTCTGGCTATCACAATATTTCCCGATAATACTGACCTGCGCCAAAGCGTGCAGGCCAGTATCAATGGTTATTTTAAGACATTAAGCCCAGGTTCTATCTTGCTATTAAGTGCGGTTAGAACGGCCATTGGATCAACCGTTGGCATAAGTGATTACGAGTTGGATTTAAGCGCTGATGTCACCGCAGAAGAGACTGAACTGCATGCATTGGGAGCCATTACATGGGGCACTCCGTAGCGCAATGGACTAATGCCATCCTGTCACAGATGCCGCGTGGTGTGTTGTGGCAGCGTTCTACGTCATTAGATCTTTATAAGTACAGCCAAGGTTATGCGCCACGTTTAGAGCAAGCCGAAGTGAGTGCCGAAAATCTGCTACTTGAGATGCGGCCAGAAACAACCTTGCAAATGCTAGATGAGTGGGAAACCTATTTGGGGCTTCCTGAGTGCGTAGCAGAGCCAGTATCAAGTATTGAATATCGTCGTTATGCCGTGGTTGAGAAGTACCACCGCAAGGGTGGTTTGCAAGCGTGGAATATCCAGAAATTAGCCACCGATTTGGGCTTTACGGTTGAGGTTGATGAGACGTTCCCTCACCACTGTTTGCGCTCATGCATTTACCCATTATGGGAACAGAAATACCGCTACATCTTACGGGTAAATGTTTACGGCATACCAGGCGCATACATGACCTGTTTAGACGATGTATTAACCCCTTTGCTGACGTCTGATGCGCGTGTGCTCGAATGCACCCTACAACGTTACAAAGTGGGCGGATTGTATTACGAGTTTTATTACGCCGTTTAGGCATTTTTAACATCAACAAAACCGCTTTAAACGGCGTTTAAATGAATTTCGATTAGGAGAGTTAACATGCATCCGTTACGCAATGGTTCACAAGCAGTAGCGCGTCCAGCAGCAAAGCCAGTATCTGGAACAGCGGGTTGGTTTACTGAGTCTGGTGATGACAATAAGCCAAGCTATCCTGGTGCAGATTGGTTTAACCACAACGTTGCAGAGTTTGATAATTTATTGACTTCACGCGGCATTGTATTTGATCCCGAAAAAGATGATCACCTTGCTAAGGTTTTTAGTAAAAATGATAAATTTTCAGTAATTAGCTTCGATAATGTAGGGGAAATGATTTCATTTGATAATCATGAAGTCGGCAATCGCTATTGCACAGGAAGGACTTTTTGGGAGGTCAAAACAACTCCAAATGGAATAAACCTCAGTGGCGGTTTATATGCTGTATCTATTTCTAGAGTTGACCCGATTGATTTTGGTGCGGACAAAACAGGTACAACTGATTCAACAGCAGCGTTTATCGCAGCAAGAGATTCTGCTGCAACAGCGACAGTATGGTCGTATGGGCGATATTTGCTTAAAGACTACAATATCTTAGATAATCAACATATTGTTAGTGAAAACGCGACACTGATCCCTTTAGCTGATACTGACACTGCGGTTATCGCAGACAAAAAGAAAGGGTGGTCGCTGACCGGAAAGACTATATTTTTAGGTCATCGCGCGACGTTAGCTGACAAAATAAATACGGGTGAGACAGGCTTAAAAATAATTGACGGCGAAGACTTCATTGTTGAAAACGTAGTATTCGCTAGATTCAAAGGGTTATCTTTTGATCGTCAAGGTCAAACGGGTGCGGTTACTAAGTACTATGGTAACAGAGGTCAGTACAGTAATATCTTCATGTTTGAGAATTTAGAAGCTGGTAATAATTCAGCAGAGTATGAAGTTTTTACAAACCTAAACGTGATAGGTAATGAAAAGGGTTTTGATGCAAAAGGTGGAAATCTTAAATGGGTTGGGGGAAGTTGCACTAACAATTATGATGGATTTATAGTGTCAGATGGACCAAATAATGGGCACGGTATAGCGATTGGCGTTTCATTTAACCACAATAAAAATAGAAATATTCTAATAGACAGAACTGGTAATGGCTTCACGTTTGAGGGTTGTCATTCATATGCTAATGACGCAAACGGTTCAGGAAAGATTGAAATAATTCAGTCTAGCGGTATCGACTTTCATGGAGGTGTGTACGACTGTTGGTTTGAAATAGATGAAACTCCTGTACCTGGCATAGGCGATAATTTTATCCGAGATATTTTTGCTCCTGGAGGTTATGGCCTATTAAAAGTTGCCAATAAGTTGGGTATAAGGGCGGCAACTATGCTGACCAGTGGAATACGTGGATCGGGTGCAATAAATAGTGTTGATGGATTGAATGTTAATGACGTGGCACCGATAGCATTTCTAGTTAAACGGATAGGAAGTACTTCTCAGGCGATTACTAGTGGTGTAAAAACAGCCTTATCATTTTCCGAGATTCGCCCAGGTGGCGACACAAGAGCCTTATTGCCTGCTGAGGAAGTTACAACTTTTCCTGCAGCATACAAAGGGTATTATAATGTTCAATTTGATGGGCTCATTGCAGGAACGACTATAGACCACAACGGTACATATTTAACAATAGAAGTCGATGGCACTGATGTTGATCACATATGGGGAGTTGATATCGGCTCTGTTTCAAGTAAATCAGCTATTAAGTTTTGTTTTAGCCGAACTGTTTATGCAGAGTCAACAATAAAGATAATGTGCAATGCGGTGGGAACTGGTTTGGTTCATTCGTTGACGTTCGATTCCAAGGCAGAAGTTTTTTTAGTCAATCAATAAAGCTCAAAAAGACTAGTTTGTTGAGCAATAAAAAAATGTTCATTAACCTAGTCTTTTCTGCTCTTTTCTCTCGGCCGCGCTCAATGTGGCTTACGTATTAGCGAGATCATCAAGCTCAGACTAATAGATATTGAAAATTCACAAGAAGGCTGGCTCAAAGTTAGAGAAAACAAATTTGGTAATAATAAGAGCCCTTCTTCACTACGAAAAGTGCCGCTTTATATATCATTACTCGACCATGAAAAAAAGATTGTTACAGCATCACTAAACTTGACAAGACAAGACAATATCAATGGGGCAGAGAACCGTTTAGTCTTTACGATTGGACAAGATAAAAACCAACCGATAGATAAGTTTCTAATATCGAACTTTACATCAACGGCTCTTAGGGCGATTTCAGGGCTTGAGCACTTGGTTTTTCATCACTTAAGACATAGTGCGGTATCTAGATTGCAATTAATGTTTGAGCTAGGTGCAAAGGAGAGTGTTAATTATCCTGAGATCGTTCCTTATTCTGCAGGGCAAATCAACAAAATAACTGACACCATAGCGGCCAAAACATTACGTAATAAATATTATGCGATTGCAGCATTTGATGGCCATTCATCCCCAGAAACTTGCTTTAATCACTACTTTCATTTTTGTGATTTAATACTTTACTGTAACTTACTTAAAATGAGACTTAATCTAACCCAAAAACAATTAGTTAACCTTGGTCTAGGGTCTAGAAGACATTTGCGTCAATTTGCCCAATCAAAAAATAAAGACGAGTGTTGGCGCATAGATAGCTTTCTTGATTACACCATAAAAAAACTTAAAATAACGCCAATAAAGTCACCAGAAACAAAAAATACAAAAGAATCTTTGGCTAATCAGTCAAAATCGCCGCGTCCCAAATCTATTATAAACATTGAAACTTGTTATAGCATTGTAGCTCAAATAGAACGCGGAATTGATCCGATTGAGTTAGCTTTTAAGTACCATATTGATTCAAAAACAATTGATAAATGGCATAGCAATGCCATAGCATTCATGTCAATAAAGACACGCTATGGCTCCCCTCGGTTACAAACTAAATGCAGCGCTCATTCACTTCTGCCATCCAAGCCCAATGCTACAGCAGAGTTAGCATGGCTTGATTCGGTTATTATAAAAGTTAAACACGAGTTCCCCAATAATCGTCAGGAGATCTTATGGGCAATAGACTATGCGCTGCATAACAAAAGCATCAGTAAGTCAGGTATATATTTTTCAAAAGCTGAAGATTTAGCACGCTTTGTTGATATATTTTCATTTGCCATTTCGAAAAGTAAATGGCGAGTATTAACACTTTCGATGAAGCACAGCACACAGAAAGAGCATTGGATAAATGCTTACAAGGGCATTCAAGCTCTCACGTCAAAATCATCTTCAGGTAATGGACGCACTGGCAAAGGGGCTATATGGCTAGAGTTAAGGCATTCTGACGAAAAAGAAATCATTGCCCACGGCAAGCAGAAAAAGCACTCGTCTAGCGCACTAATATTTCTGTTTCATATGATGGGCATAATGATGATAAAAAACAGAGAGAGCCTAACGTAACGCCCTAATTTACCATTGCCCCATGGACACCACATGCTCCATAACGCTCTTCAGCCCATCATGCTCCATTGCAATATCAAGCGGCGTCGAGCCATTGAATGGTGCATTATGATTTATCATGGTCATATAGCCGTATATATTGTCAGTGTTTGAAAAAAAGCTCCGTAAACTTGCATGTATATCAAGAATATAGCTAATCCTTAATTGCTGATTTCTAGTCAAATCAGGTGCGGATTTCAATTCACTATCAGCAAACTTCAAATCAAGTAATTTTTCAATCTGCGCAGTATTACATTGCCATTTATCTAAAATAGTCAAAGCTGCTTTCAGCCCTGTTCTTACCGCATTTTCATCTATAAGGCTATCTTGACTCATATACACCTCATTACCGTAATTATTCTAAGTATTGCATAACTTAGTCTTATTGTGTTCTTCAAGCTAATTGTCGTCAAATTATATGCCTGAAAGCGAATTGATAACCGGTATTTCTCACTAACATTAATAAGCAAAATACACCTATCTAAAATGAAAGGTGCATTTTGGTTATTAGAGTCAACTAAAATTAATCATAACGGTATTTTCAAAGTTGATAGCCCTTGGACTCCAGTTGTCTTTGCAACCGCCTCTCCCACCACAACAAATCATTTCCTCTTTCTTTAAAATACAATTGGTTAATCCATTCAACCAATGCTGATAAATTGTTAAAAGAACGAGGTAAATCCAAAATACAGCTCAGCTCTCTTCCTGTGGGTTGGCAATAAAACCGTTGGCATAAATAATACGCGAGGTTAATACGAGTATCATGGTTCATGGTTATTCCCCTTTCAGTTTTTGATTTAAAAATGCTTCAAAAGCACTGCCATCTCGACGGGTTAAATTGGGTACATAACGCGAATACACAGTAAAAAGCATATTGGTATTCGCATGTCCCATTTGTTTAGCTATCCACTCAGGAGACTCCCCTGATGCTAGCCATAAGGTGGCTGCTGTATGTCTAGTTTGATATGGGTTGCGTCTTGGTATTTTTAAGATATCCAATGTGGGATACCAAACACGATAAGACATGTTTTTGTTGTTCATCGGATGGCCTCCAGATGTTTGAAAGACAAAACCACGGCCATTCGAGAGTTTGAAATGCTGAGTTAGCGCCTCATAAACAAGGTCATTCATATCAATTTCACGCAATGACGTTTTTGTCTTCACTGGGCCTAGTTTATTTCGTACCCAAGACTGACGAACCAGTATTTGACGTCGTTCAAAATCCACATTCTCCCATTGCAAACCATCAATCTCACCCGTACGTAACCCACTAAAAAATCGCACTAAGAAATAACAACGGAAGTCCTTGCGAACAAAGCTCAAAATCTTAAGCACTTCATCCAGCGTAAATGGATGTACAGGTTGACGATTAACAGGCAATGGCTTGATCGACTTCCAAGGACTGACGAATTCATATCGTTCTGAGGCATCATTTAACACCACACGTAAAGGTGACAATATTTGATTGATGCGAGAAGCTGAAAGCTCTTTTGCAAAAGCTTTACCATCCACTAGATCTGCTCTAAATGTCATAATGTCCGATTTAGTGATCAAGCTAATTTGCATTTCACCAAAGCGGGGCAAAATATAAAGATTCAAAATATCTTCAATGGTTCGAAGTTGAGAAGGACGCCATTCGGCTTTTTTCTCAGTTAGCCATCGCTCAACAAACTCAATCACCTTCAAAGACTCGGTAGACTCTTTTAACATTGTAATCCGATCGTATTCAGCAAACTTTTTAACATTATTACTGTTAGGGAAATGCTTAGCATATTCAAATTGATTTAGATGAATTTCAGCCTCAATTCGCTTCAACACGGCACCAGCTCTCTTCCGATTTGCAACGCTATCTTCCAACATTGTCATTTCACGACAGCGAATCCCTTTATACCGGAAATCGAGTAACAACTTATTATTACGGACATTTACACTACCCAT